TAAAATAACTATTATAAACAATGAGCAATAGACCTAAACACGTATGTTTTTATAGCAAACGAAAAATTGAGGGCGGAGAATCACCTTCCTTAATCTTTCTTGAAGAGCTTGCTAAAACGCCCTTTTCGAGTGAATTTCAGTTTATTTGTGTAGATGCCTGTGGAAAATGCCAGTTCTGTAATTCAAGACGCCCGGCAATGTGTGTTAATAAAGCTAAGCTTCCTACCTGGTTGAAATGTGTGCCTACATTATTGATTGACGGCGAAAGTGACCCAAGGATTGACGACGAGGTCTTTAACTGGCTATCTATGAGAAAAATTCAAGACAGCACCCCGGCACGGAGAACAAATACATTTAACGAACCACCCCCACCGCAAATCTCAAATAAAGGAAATAGCCAATATGCTCCGCCTGTATATGACCCTAACCCTAAATCTGCAAAATTCCCCGAACCTATTCAAACACGCACAAGCCCTAATCAGGCATCTAAAGAAGTTGCCAATCCACATTCCGATATAGAGCCATTAGCAATTTCTGCTGAAATTTCAGCCGGAAATAAATGGTCCGACCCATATTCGTTTATTGATGACCAATTCAGTATTGAAAAAGGTACAGGTGGTAGCAGATTTGAACGTAACTTTAGCTTATTAGGTCTCGAAGAAAATGTGCCTTTAAAACCCACAAAGGAAAGCGAAAAGGCCAAGGCACTAAATAGTGCTTTAGATAATTACAGAAAACAGCGTGACGCCGATATGCCGAAGCCTCCTATGAGAATGTGATTTTGGAGGCCAAAATGTAAAAATTTGATTTTGCGTCTTGCTAATATAAAAGCTTTCAAATAATAAAATATCAGATGTCTTCTCTTTCTGCATTCAACACGAAACTCATAGAGTTCTTTGAAGACATGGCTGAAACCTACCCGGAAGAAAAGGATATTAAGTCGGCAGCCGACGCTTTGAAAACTCTTAAAAAACTTAATCCTAAAATGATTCATACTACCTTTATGGATACGGTTCATTCGGAGTTCAAAGAACCTATTATGCGTAAGGATGAAGATTATCTTGTGCGACGGGCTCATGAAATTCTTGAGTCGCAATATTCTGACATGGCGTTTGCGTTTTGGATATTTGATAAACACTGGAAAACCATGACTGAAACCAATAAAGATGCCGTATGGAAATGGTGTCAGGTTCTTGTGTTGCTTGCCGAGAGAGTTTGATAATTTTGCTATTTATTTATTTTTTTTATATTATGAAATATATCATAATATAAATTACCTATAGCGGTTACCGTATTTGATTTAATACTATTGAATGGTATTATACCAAACGTCTACGCCTTCAATGTCGCCCGCATATTATCAGAAGAATCGCACCTATCCGGGTGAGCAGGGTTGTTTGATTTAATATCATTTATTCAACTGATATTTTGTAGTTTTTACATAATATAAATTATAAAATACATTAAATTTTTCAGATCAAACAACCCTGCTCACCCTAGTAGGCTAGAGATTATTACTATCACAATAAAACTTGGCTTACAAGGACTTAAGGGGTTATTTTATTTGAAAATATCGTGAAGTACTGAAATTAAGTACACCTCTTTATGGCACTTCACAGCTAATGCCTTGTAAGGTGGTATCTATCCGGGCGAGCAGGATTGTTTGATTTAATACCATTTATTAAACTGATATTGTGTAGTTTTCACATAATATAAATTATAAAATACCTTAAATTTTTCAGATCAAACAACCCTGCTCGCCCTTGTAGGTCTAAAACGAATTATTTATTCGTTTTGAAAATTGCCGTTTTGAGCCTGAGGAGGTAAAGCCAAAAATGGTAACAACATCTGATTGCCAGCAAATAATGTATTCATATAATTAAACCCGAAAATAGGTAACGTCACTTCTTCTAAATGCTCGTATTGCGAATATATACCAGGTACAGCCGATTCGTAAAGCCATGGATATGATTCCGAGCATTCTTTATTAACAAGAGTCATAGCGGTCAATACATACATTGCCCCCGTACTTTTATCGGAATTTTCCGCCGCTGCACTTATAAACATCCGAATTAGCTCCAATGTTGCCTTTCGCAAAAACTCCAAGTTTCGGCTTCCAATAATCTCTTTTAATGTATATCTAAACGGTCTTGCTGGATAAGGTATTATAATATTACGCATATCACTATTTAACCCAGCACGATGATACCAAATATCGTAAAGTTCCACATAAAACCTACGCAGACATCGTACATTTAAACAAATATACCATTGTGGGTTTGTGTAATATCCAAGCTCATCTATTTTCTGAAAAAGATCCGTAACCTTCAACTGGAATCGTTGATCGGGAGTATCTGGTTCAGTGGTCACCCAGCGAGTATCGATATTTTTACGCCTACACCATCGTATAAACCGCATAGCCCGTGTTAACACCTTTTCCGAAATAGGCTGACGATTATACGGGTTCTGAATCTCAGTATCAATATGTTTTTCAATAAGTGTACTTAATGACCTAATGTCAAACGCATATACCATTTTATCGCTATCAACATATGAAAACCGCATATGTTTAGGAATATTTATAATATCATCCATTGAAAAAAAATCCGATGTATTTGTACAAATTTCTGGCATAAAAATCGCAGGACCCTGTCTACGCCATTGTATTAATCCACTTTTCCTTTTCCACCAGCTTTGTAATTTTTTAATATACAGATTGGGTTCTACGGGTATGTACAGGTCAATAACATTATCGACATGTTTACCACTTCGTAAAGCAAAAGGCCTTGGGTGTTTAAAATGTACTCCACAGTACTCACCATTAGTAGCAGGATTGGAGCAACGTTGGTCGGGATGTTTCCGCGAACGGATGTTTTTACAAACAGGAGGCTCCATTGTATTCCTAAACATGGATAATATTTATGTCCTAATGTTTATTAACGCTCCCAAGTTACAAATTTTCACTTTTTGTCGTTGAAAGTATGTGTTTCGGGGGTCAAAATATAAGGTTTTAACGGTATCTATCGCCAAAAATTGACAAGACATTTGACTGAAAGTAAAATTCAAGTGCGTTAAAAAAAGCCACGAAAAAGCCCGACAACAAGTATAAAATGAGCTCTAAGACTGCAACCAAAACGACGACCGCAACTGTTTCCAAGACCACGAAGGCCGCCCCCGCCAAGAAGGAGGAGGTCACCCCTGTAGCCGCAGCAGCGGCTCCTTCTGGCCGTGCCTCTAAGGCTTCCGCTGCCAGTACTACCCCTGTGGCGACCCCCGTGGCTGCTCCGGCTACCGCCACTGCTCCCGCTGAGGATGAGGTCAGCCTTGTGGCCGAGTTCAATACTCAGGTAGCAAAGGTGAACGAGCTCCGCAACCAGCTTGGCGTGGTGCTGGGCGACCTGAAGAAGATGGAGAAGCGTCTTTCCCGTGAGCTCAAGCGTGCCGGCCGCCGCCGCCGCACTCGGGCTCCTGCAGTGGATGAGGCGGGCAACCCTGTACCCAAGAAGCCCTCCGTGTTCACGAAGCCCCAGCAGATCACGGACAATCTGTGCGTGTTTCTTGGCAAGCCCAAGGGCACACAGGTGAGCCGCTCTGACGTGACCCGTGGCATCATGGACTACGTGAAGAAGCACAGCCTGAACAACAAGCAGGACATCAATCCTGATGCTGCCCTGCGTAAGCTTCTGGATGTTAAGGAGGGGGAAAAGGTTACCATTCTGAACCTCCAGCGCTTCCTGAAGAACCACTATGTGAAGACTGCCTAAGCAGTCAATAAAAACAAAGCGAAACAAAAGAAAATAGGATGGGGTTATAAAAAAAAACATAGAAAACAAAGGAAAAAAGGGACGGGTTGATATATTAAAAATATATTAAACAGGTTCCTTAGCTCAGTTGGTAGTAGCGTGAGGCTGTTAACCTCAAAGTCGGCGGATCGAAACCGCCAGGGACCGATATCTTTATAAGAAAGTATCACTTTCTTGTAAAATAGCAATCCTCACATTATCTGGTATTACCAAATAATGCGAGGTCCAGTAGCTCAGATGGTAGAGCATCGTGCTTATAGCTTAGTTCTATATTTGTGGCACGCGGGAGTCGCGGGATCGATACCCGCCTGGACCAAATTTTTTTTGATATAATTTTTAGCTATGTCAAAAAAACATAATGATTTTCAAAATATATTTACCGGCCAGTACCGAACTTAAGTACCCCTTTGGGGGAACAACTTCGTATAGTCGTAGCTTTAAAGTACCATAAAGTGAAGTACACCTCGTCTGAAAGGGGGTGTACTTAACATCTGTACTTTACGGTAGTCGCTTGCTAACTTTTTTTGTTTGCGCAAATAACCTTCGGCGTCGATGCGTACCACCAGTCACACTTGCAACCGTTTTCATCGGACATAGGTCTGGTCCAATGGAATCCAAATCATCAAGGCATCCCAAAATATCTTTTAACCCTACTTTTTTAATAGTGCCATCCGTCATCAATACTTTATATGTGCCATCATATCTTTCCAGAAGCTGGCCTCTGCCAGTTCTCAAACTTACATATGTATTTTTATTTACATACTTGGTAAACGGCGAAGGGTTTTTAAATAGAAATAGGTGAAACCCAAGCCGATTAAATATTTGAAGACGCTTTGCCTGTGTTATTCCAGGTGGTACATTTTCCTCTTGGGATGCGTCAAGAGCATATGTAGTATAGCCCTTTTTGGCATAAATAGTTTTTAAATGATGAAAAGCGTTTTTAAATACGCCTGCTCCGCGAAAATCAGGATTAACACATACATAATATAAATAAAGCGTCGGGTGGCTTGGTAAAATCAAACTAACAAATATTAATGTAGAATCCTTTCGTGCAAAAAATAACGAAAATGGGGTTTCTTTATAATCATTTATAAGACCTGATAATCCGACGCTATTTGGAAAACTGACCGTCAAAAGTGCTGATATATCATCAAGATCGCGTTTGCCGATATTTTGTAAATCTTTCAAAAAATATTTAATCATCCTAATTATTAAATTTATTTTTTATACAATACTGACCAGAACCGAAGTTAAGTACACCCCTCTGAAAGGGGGGGTGTACTTAACTTCGGTATTTCATGTTACACCGATAAATGTATCCCACCAGCATGAATCCCAGTGTGTGTATTTTTCTTTCATTGACGTCAGCTCATCAGACTCAAAATGACCAGCAATTAGGAATTTCTCCCAATGCTCCTGGCTCAATAAATTTTCGGCAGTATCATTTATACCAGAGATTATATCAAAAGCCTTATTTAGTGAATCTAAATCTGTGACAAGTCCAATTTGTGAATCAGACCGCCGCCAATTACTAAATGTGTGCCTGGACCAGATTTCAGCTACGCTTTGATTTGCTAAGAGGCTATTTAATGCTGTTTTCCATGGTACAATCGTAAGTTCAGGGGTATAATCGGAACCGATAAGGATACAGAACTGGATAAATTTTGTTTCAGAAAGTCTAAGAGCCTTTCTAATTAGAATAGGGTCATATATATACCAAGTTTCGCCAACATTTGTTTCAATATTTTTAGGGACAATAAGTAGTGCCCCCCTAGCAATAAAATCCAAATCGAAACTTATTACTGCGTCAATCATAGAGCGTTTAAACATGTAGGCAAGCAAACTATCCGATTCCGATGTAGCGGTGACAAAACGCGTTCCTGTTGCGTAAAGAAAACGCTTAACCTCATCTTTGATTTCGTGCGTCAAAACGGGATTATTTTCCTCAATATTGCGAATTTTAATACAAAGCTTTTCGCGAGTCAACAAATCCGTTGTGCTTTCAAGTTCCGCTTTTAGTCTTTTACAAATCTCTAATGCGTCATTCCTATCTGTGCGTCGCTTACTAACAACCCCATCTTTCGCAGAAGGGGGTTTTCCGTCAAATACATAAAACGGGGTGATTTTCAGCTTTTTTAAATTCGCTATTTGAGCAGCAATTATGTCAATGGGGGCTAATCTTGATGCTATAGCTCTATAAAGAAAGCAAGTAATATCAATGCCCACAAGTTTATTTTCGAAGGATTTCCAACTTACAGTTTTTATGCTATCCGGTGCAGTTCTCAAAATACAAGTATTAAGTCCCCTAATTCCCATTTATTATATACGCTACGTAACGTTTTTGAATTATATAATAGTCGCACAAGCATGTCAAGTTTTTGTCAATTTATATGAAAAATAATTATTATACTTATCCGGGCAAGCAGGGTTGTTTGATTTAATACCATTTATTCAACTGATATTTTGTAGTTTTTACATAATATAAATTATAAAATACCTTAAATTTTTCAGATCAAACAGCCCTGCTCACCCTTGTAGACAAACAAACATTAGAAACGGGCACTTTGCGAAAGTTACGCTTCTTTGTCAGTTTGAAATGTCCAGCGGTCTAATATTTATTTTATACACCAGACCAACTTTCTACTAAACATATACCATTTATGATAAGGTCGTTTTTTTCCCAGTTTTCTACATTTATATGGCAAATCGTATAATTACCGTGTTTATCACATATTTCAGCCTTTTCAGCCAAAGATAAACCCAAATCCTTTAAACATACTAAACTACCGTCATCCATTCTAATCCGATGTAACCCTGTTATAAACGTATCTTCTCTTGTTCCGTATTTTCCGGACGGAATTTTATAAATTCTAGAATCTAATATTTCTAGATTATTATGCCAATTTAAAGTCCAGCTAGCAATTTTTAGAATTGATATATTTTCGGCCAAATTAGAAACTATGTAATCGCCAACTTTTAAATCTTCTATATTTCTGTAACCATCGGGCGTCAATAGTTTTGTACCCTTTAATAAACAACTTGCAATAATATCATTACGTGTGGGTTTCAAATTTTGAATTTCGAGGCTATCTAACTTAATAATCTGTGTATCGATATTATCGATTTGTTTAACACATGTACTAATACTATCTACGCATGATTGTTGAATATGACAATCAACTGCGTTTTTAATTTCATAGGAGCTACCTAGACCGAGAATTTGTATATTACTTGAAATAGGTGTGTCTATAGTAGAAATATTTGTAGATAAGAAATTTGCAGGGCAACAAACATTATATATTTGAATATTACAATTTACAGGATTTTCAATTTCTACTTTGGTAATTACTGGGTTAATATCCGAGTTTCCTAAAGAGCTATACAGATTTACAATTTGAATTTGACATTCATTAGCTTCGTTAATCGGTATTTCATATTTAGGTGGTGTCCCTAATAGGTGGCTGAACGAGCTGACTATACTTGCAATTTGAATTTGTGAGTTGTCTGGATTTTTTATTGGGTACTTACCAGGGGGTAAAATATCTTTATACACACAATCCGAATTTTCAGAAATAGTGTTTACATTATCTGAACTTATTAATTGAATCTGACAATCATGTAAGGTATTTAATTTATTCATCGATGTTGAGTATTTATCGGTACAAAGTCTATACGATCTGTGTAGGGGCTTTAAATATTTATTTTCTAAATTATGTTCTTTAACAAAAGATGATTGTGTATATGTATCAAACGTCATTATCCCATCAATTATGTAATATGGATATGTTTTGACTGAACCGTTAGACATGTTCATAACGCCATAAAAACCGTATTTAGAGTCTGTAAATCTTAGTAATCCCGTTAATTTATTTGTGTATAACGGTCCAGAAAAATACATTTTATTTATACCAGGGATTAGTTTAACGGATAAAAAACGTTGCTTAACGGTATCGTTATATACAAAAAAAAAGAAGAAAAAAAATTTGGTTGAAAAACATACATTTTTATAATCCAAGAAAACATATTTAGACCCACCCTTCACTTTATAATATACTTTAAGTTTATGTGATAAAAATAACCAAGATCGCTATTAAACTTATTTGCCTTACTCTAGCTGATCTATAAGCTTTCGCAATATAGCTCGCCAATCTTTATCCCTTTGTATATTATATATAGCCAATGTAAAGCGGGGTTCCTCTAGACGAGCCCTTACCAATACAGTTAATAAGGGCTTATTGCGTACAGAAGTAAACGCATGATGCTCTAGCAACGCCTCTGCGGTTGGTCGCTCATGCGGATTCCAACAAAGACAGCTTAACAATATATCAAGAAGGTCAGCTGACACTCTTGGAAAACGTTTTATCCATCTTGCCATATCTTCCTTGTCAGAAATCACATGCTTACCCTTGTATGTTATTTGTAAAGCATTTATATGTTTATTACCCATTGTGGGTTCATGCCGTTTTTTTGGTTTGACTACAAATATTGAAATTTTTTACATCTTTTCTCATTTAAAACGCCTATTTCAAATCTTATTTTCCGTGATTATGTTTTAAATAAAACATTGTATTGGAGTGAGGACATTTTCCGTATATTTCATTATTAGGTAAAGTAAATGGTATCATATTTGTTTTTTGGCAAACATAAGAAAACCCTATTTGGTCTTGGGTTGTATATTTTAGACCGCCGAACATTTTAAACCGGCACTTTGTTATCCAAAAAATTATTTTTTTCCAAACCACATATCCTTCTTCTCACTTTGATATCTCTTCTCTTGTTCGTAACCAGAACGTTCATATGCTTTAGCTTCTGAACGGAGTGCTGAACTAAAATTAGAAGTACCCAATGATTTTTCTGTGCGAGAACTTGCTGCGTATCCATTAATTGCTGCATTATTTCCATTGCGAAACTGTGAAGATGCAGTTGAAGATAAAACATCACGGCCTTTCATAATCATGCGATCATTTGGCATTCTATATTAATATATTAATAATATATTTAAGTGATATATTAAAGATATTTAATAATTTCATGTTCCATAATCCCCTTTGATTCTTCACCATTTCCAATATATTCTTGAAATACTTCCAAAGTATCTTCTGGGCGAATACCATGTTTCTTTGAAAATCTATTCATAACCTTTTTTACAAGGAGTGTATTTTCAGGGTACTTACCAATTTTAAAATAGAATGACGTTAGATTTTTACATATGAGATAATGAATTATAGAGATTGCTTCTTCTTCTGTTAAATTTGCCTTTTGCTGAAATTTTAAAAGGCGTTGATAATCAAGGACTTTTACATATTCTATATGAAGTATTCTTATTAATGGCATTGTATTTTCTATCCAATCATAATCACATTCTAAAGATGACGTATTAATAGCATTAGATGATATCTTTACATTTGTGTAATTATTTATTATATCAGTTTTTATAGAATCATATCCATTTTTATCACATAAATCTTGAATAATTTTAATTGTCTTATCACAAATCTCTATAATATCATTATATGCCTGCATAAATTTATCTTTATTTAGTTTATATTCTTTAGTATGATTTTGCTGCTTATATTTTTCCCATGATTCCTGTGAACGTGTTTCATGTAATTCAAATGCCCTATCAGACATATGATCTACATTGCGTTGTGTGCTGAGCATTGGAAACATATTATTATGAGCCTGTCCCATTTTATCCCAAACTGCAAAATATAGAATTCTTTCCTTTTCTTCTAATTTCTTTCTTTCCTCTTTCATAAAAGGAAGTCTCCATTTTTGAAAACATGAATCTACAAACCTGTGAGATAAATCCATGCTAATAACTTTTTAATTCCAAAATATATGTGTCAATTTTTATATAATTGAGTGCCGGTTTAAAATGTTCGGCGGTCTAAAGTTTGTAAATACCACATATTTACACCCCAGGCTCATTTTAAATGAGCGGTTCAGTTGCCCTTGCTACATTCAAAATAGCCACAAATTTAACAATAATTCTCCGAATTATTGTTAAAAAACGGCAATTTAAAATGAGCACCGGTCTAAAAATTATTAACAGCATCATCTTTATGAAGAAAAGCAACAAAACAAGTAATCCATACACCCATATGTGGAGTATGCAAATTCATATTTTTAAAATATAAGTCGTTGTAACCATCTTCTAAATAACATTTATATTGGTTATCTATATCTTGATATGGTTGTGATTGCCCATTCCAATATGTGCTAGTATATCTGTAAAAATGAGAGGCTTTTACTTCGTCACTCAAAACTCCATTACGACGCTCATGATGCCATTCAATTATTTTATATAAATATATATTATTTAATATATATTCACTAGTTTTATCATATATAATTTCAGTTGTTCCATCTAACCACACAATGACATCATATTTTTGTAATATGGGTATATTTGAAAATGCCTGTTTATAATACTTTGCTATATTAAAAGTGTGTCAATTATTACATAATGAATTTGTAAAACTATCATTATCTATTTCGCTTTTATTAATTAAATGATATGGTGTTGTATCAATCATCCATCCATTATTAATTATATTATTATTGTCTGTAAAACATATAAAGTCTGTGTCAATTGTTTGTTTTACAAATTTTTACAAGATGTTTCATAACCTCCATAAATTGCTGTAATAAAACATATTTTTGTCATTATATATAATAATAAGATTTTATTTATATAATAAGATGATAACACAAAATAGGCGTTTTAAATGAGAAAAGGTGTAAAAACGCTCGTCAAAAGCGAAATTATATTTATCGCTAAAAAAATCTATGTATTAATTATAAATGCTAGACAGGAAAAGATCAACACGCAAAAGCGGAGGTAAAAAAGGTCAAACGAAAAAAGCCAATCGCAAAGTTGCGAAAGCAGTAAATGATAGTACAGTAGTCATCGAGCAATATATAGACGCACTTAAAAAAGGCGAAGCCACTGATATGTGTCTTGCTATAATTACAAAGACAGAAGGCGGTGGGCGGTTTAAAGCGTTCGATATGGTTCATAAAGAAAATGTAACCGTACGCGTTTCCAAAAAGCTGTTTACAAAGAAAGCAAAGCATCGCAACGCAAATATACCTATTGCTGTACGCCCCGACTCTTATGTTATTTTGAATGAAGCCCATAGTATAGTAGCCGTTGTTGGCGAAGCGGACGCATATCAAATTAGACAGTTAATAGGTGTAGAGTCAAATAAAAACGATTTATTTAATCGTAGTTAGATATATACAAGAAATAATTTTAATGATATTTAGTGACACTAAAGTATCATTAAATTTTTGGTCTTTTGTTTTACACATACCGGCCAGTGCCGAAGTTAAGTACCCCTTCGGGGTATAACTTTGCACGCCCACCGCCGTGCAAGTGCAATAAAGTTAAGTACTCCCCTCCAAAAGGGGAAGTACTTATCTTCGGTACTTCACGGTACATATTAGACCGCCGAACATTTCAAACCGGCACTTCGGGAAAAGAATTCGGTAGCAAAAATTTCTAAAAGTGCCCGTTTCAAATGTTCATTGGTCTAATCATAAATCACTCTAAATCCGGGTCAGTCATTCTCATTATTATAGTTTGATTATTCGTGTGTGCTAACTTATTAGCTTCATTATAAAATGCCGATTTGTTTTTTATCCAAACATCGCACCAGCGTTCAGGATTTTCAACGCTAGAATACCAGTTCAATAAAAATTCAAAATCGTTCGCGGCCAACGCAGCCTTTAAAACATAATAGGCAAATACAGATGTATCTTCTTCCCACTTTTTACCTGCGTTTCTAGCAATAATTTTATATGCCTGATTTAATTGCCATCTTTTCTGTCTTTCCCAAGTCACACCCGTTTTATCAGATTCGGGAGCATGTATTAGACACCAAAACCATTCGGCATTAAACTCGGTAGCCGCTTCAAATAACGCGTCACTAAATGTCCCGCCAGTAATATTTTCCAAACAGGTTTTCACTTCGGCAGTTGGATTCACGTCCCAGTTCAAAGCATGAACACATTCGTGAATCAATACACGATCCCATTCTTCAAGGCGATATATCCATACGGCAGGCTGTCCTCTATAAGCCCATCCACCATTTATTTCAGCCCGCGTGGGAAACTCGTTCGGTTTTAATATTCGCGGTTTGTCAATACGCCACCAATTTACGACAAATCCATCAGGGGCACCTAAAAACGCAAGTATGCGAAAACAAAACCCGGCCTCTTCAAGAATTATTTTATAGTCAACAGTAATTTCTACCCAAACGTAAAGTTTATATTTCCTACTTTCAATAAATGTTAATAATGTATCAGGTCTACTCATAAATTCAGCAATAATTCCATTATCCCATATTGTTTTCTGTATCTCCTTTCTTTTTTCTTGGTTTTGCTCGCTTAGCAACTGTTGACCCGTCTGTAGATTCCCCTCTCTTTTTAGCCTTTGTAGGTCCTCTTCCTGCACCTCTTTTTTTTGTAGGCTCGACGGTTGTGGCACCTTCGCCCATTCCGCCTTCTGAAGATTCCATAGAGTCTCCATGAACCTCTGCTACAGGTAGTTTAGATTCTATTTTAACTAAAACCTCATTAGTTTCAGCCATTGTAGTATTCCACAAGATAATACATATATCAAGAAGTATTTTTTCAAGAGAAATAGGATTACGATATGACGTATTTGGTTCAGATAGTGCCAATACCTTTATTACGCCAATAAACATCGGGTATGTACAGTAGCCGTTTTGAAATGCGTTTTCAATGGCACCACTATAGCCATCTAGAAATTCAGTGCCAGTTTGACATAGTCCTAAGAAGTCGTACACACGTTCACGTATCCAAGATGCTAAGGCTAATGGCGGTTTTTCAATATTTTTTAATGCCCCCTTCACACAGCCTCTAATAATCTCGACCATAAGCTCTTCATAGCAATTTGCCGTAATTCTTGGATATGTATTTAGTTCTATACATTTATCACCCCATTTTTCTAACATATATGCTCTATCTAAGCGTCCCTCTAACTTATCATAGATATCGGCAATTTTAGAACCAGCCCAACGTTTAATCCATGCATCCCTTGTCAAACAAGGTACACGCATGCGAACAAATATGTCTTCTATGACAGCCAAAGAACCAGTAATTTCACGAGCACATAGCCATATCATTCCTGTGCCACCGACGGGGCATATCCAAGTTTCTAAAATCCAACGTAGGCGGGTTGCTGCAGCAAGACTAAGACAGTGAGCCCTTCTTAAAATTACAAGTTTTCGTTTATTTGTTTTAAGTCCAGAAAACACATCGCCTGCAGAAAAAAGCATTGTTAGAACCTCAACAAGAATCTGTTTATCTTGCATACTCATATCTGGAATATCAATCTCGAAATGATATGGGCTACAGAAAACGCGACATTCGTAATCGTCGGATAATTTAAATATACGTAAATCTTTAGGATATACATCATCTATAGAAACACCTAAATTATTAGCAAGATGTTCACGTGCTCTAAAAGTTTTTCCAGAACCGGCAGGACCGACAAACAATAAAGGAAAATCCATTAATTTAATAAAGGGGTTAAACCTTTACGCCCTAACAAGAATAGAGTGGTTGGATGGAATTTTGTATACCCTGGAAAAATTGGATCGTAAATGATGTTCAATATGGATTATATCAAGTAAATACAAGGATAGATGGTGGATTATTTGTGCCAATTTATTACTCTGATAAAAATGTAAAATGTCAGGCAGTACATTTATTATCACCACCGTTAAATATTGTCGGTTTAGATTCCACAAAAATGGGCACATTTCTTATTTTAAGAATCAACAAGGATTCAGATTTCGGGCAAAAACTCTTAGATTTAGACACACATAATTTAAATCACGCGGCACGCAATCAGCATAATTGGTGGAATCAAGAAAAACTGATATCATATAAAACATCATTGAATAAATATGATAATGGGGATATAGATTGGCGTGTACAAGTTCCTGATTCAGGAGTCTATTCTGCTTTTGATACAATTCGTAAATCTTGGTATGCCTCCAATGAATCTGGGTTAAGTAAACGGCAGGTCAAAATATTAGCAAGAACATCTGGTATGTGGGTAGATCCGGTAGCGTTTGGAATGGATTGGAAATTAATTGGAGCTTTTTTTGTATAATTTCAGTTATCCGGGCGAGCCGAGTTGTTTGATTTAGACCAATGAACATTTGAAACGGGCACTTTTAGAAAGTTTTGCCCCTGAATTCTTTACCCGAAGTGCCGGTTTGAAATGTTCTGCGGTATAATACCATTTATTCAACTTATATTTTGTAGTTTTTACATAATATAAATTATAAAATACCTTAGTGAAGTTTCTAAGTTAAGTACCGGTCAGTGCCGAAGTTAAGTACCCCCTTTGGGGGGTACAACTTCGCCCGACCGTCGCCGTGAAAGTGCCATAAAGTTAAGTACTTCCCTCCAAAAGGGGAGTACTTAACTTCGGCACTTCACGTTACACCCACTTTCAGAGGGGTGTACTTAACTTACATGGGTGAGCTGGGTTGTTTGATCTGAAAAATTTAAGGTGTTTTATAATTTATATTATGTAAAAACTAAAAATATAAGTTGAATAAATGGTATTAAACTGATATTATGTAAAAACTACAAAATATCAGTTGAATAAATGGTATTACCGTGAAGTCAGAAGTTAAGTACAACCCCCTTTCAGAGGGATGTACTTAACTTTACGGTACTTAGCTTCGGTACTGGCCGGTAAATCAAACAACCCTGCGTGCCCGGATAGACATAATTCTGCTAAATAAATCATTTAGTTTTCTTACTCATAATTTTATCATATGTGTTTTGATATAATTCAGCAGGCCCACCAAAAACATTCAAAATTAGAGGATTTGTTTTAGTGACTATATTAAAATCATAATTATTTTCGAATATTGTTTTATCACGTGTAGTCATCCAAAATATTTCACATTTTGTATCTATTTTTAGTCCAAGATCCTTTTCTATATTTTCATGGACAAATCTTCCAATTATTCCACAATCATTTCCTCTATCGTTTCCAGGTGCATTTTCTAAGAATTTAATACACTCTTTAGCCATCTTATTTATGTCTTTGCTATAACCAATTATATTATTAGAACACACATATCTGTAGGCACTTTGTTCTTTATCAAAATTATCTCTATATTCTCCCCATTGGTATGTAAATTCTTTATCAGCTCCAAAAAGTATCTTGGCACCGATTTTCTTAAACTTATCCATTATTTGTTTTTCACTACCATTGAATAAAATACTTTCACCTTCCAGAATCATAATGACATTATTATTATCATCATGTTCTGTAATATCTTTCAATAAATAGAATTTAGCCAGAGAATTATACCAGTTTAATCCGACTAAAAAGTTGATATCGTATTTTATTCCCAAAAGCTGTGTATTTAATTTATATTTATCAGCGGTATTTAAACATTTAGAAAGTTTTTTCCGAGTATCTACTTCTATATCGGCCGCATCAGCGTTAGTCGCAGTGGGGTCCGTTATAGCCCATAAAAATATATTTAACTTATTATTATGTATTCTAAAATTTTCATAAGGTATTATTTTATCTTTTTGGACATCAAATTGAGCCATTAATGTTTGAGTCTTATAGCAAGCCCCAAATAATTTTTTAAACTCTTCATTCTGCTCATCAGTTATAGTTGCTATAAGATCTACTAATTCTTTATTTGAAACATTAATTTTCCCTATATCAATATCTTCGTGTAGCAGATTTCTGGAATATTTTTTGGCAGGGGTGTAGCAATGCCATACGCTCGACACAGGCGGGCAAAATATGTGATATCCCGTCAAATATGACTTAATTAATAAATAGTCTTCTTCGCCGTTAAAAAATATATTTGATGGGTAAGCAACTTCTCTACACCAATATGAATAAGTGAATATAAAACCTGCCGCAATCCAATTTGATGGTAGTATCTCTGTACCAGGAACACCAGAGGTATTTGTGCGTATACACCCACTAGCAAAATGTAGATACTTATGAGGTGATAAATACTTATTTTTCAAATATTCTTCTTTATCGTCGTCTAAAAAGTATGGGTTTGGATAACAAGATAAAATAGCCTTACCATCGTTACACTTTTCTAATTGCTCCAATAATTGCGTGTCCCAACCTTGAAGAAATCTAGTATGGGAATCTATTTGTAAGTAGTACTTTTCATTTTTAAGGAGCTCTAACTGAATTTTCGAACGGGCAAAGCACACGCCTCTTGCATTTTGGTGTTCCATAAACAAAATTCTGACTTGTGGATGGTTTTTAAAAGGGAAATTTTCGTAGTATTCAAGTGAATCTTGAATACATACACCTACTGTAATTTTATTTGGTTCAGTCGCCTTCTTAAATAATTCGGTAATAGTTCTTATCAGTTCAGGATCTCTATACGACGCAATAGAAATAAAAATATTATCTGATAAATTATCAGGTTCAAAAAAGTATTTTACTTCAATATCTAATTTTGAATTATCAGGCGGAGTTTCCTGTAATAATTGTTCATATTTATAAAGAGCCTCTATAGAGTTATTAACTGAACTATTTTCAGTCGCTTTTTTATTAAGTACATTAATAAACGAGTCTTTATCGATTGAGTTTTTATTAACTAATTTATTATTAAATGTAGCCATCTTATCTATAAAGTAATCGTACGACGTGTTAACATTACATATTTTAAAGTAATCCAAATACATAACATTTTCGTATTTTCGTATTAACTTTATATAATTAGTGTAATAGTTATTGTATAGTTCAACAATACTAGTAAAAGTCTGTCCTTCTAAATTTAGGGCACTTTCAATGTTTTTATCCCATATTAAATTACTGGAATCTACGTTTTGACAACTTTTAATCCAGCTGTAGAGCGGTCTAAATACTACAACGAACAAAATATCTTTGTTATTGCTTATTTTTTTTTCTACTTTATCAAAATCGATTGTGTCTTTCGCACATACTGTTGAACCGCTAGATTTTGTTAAAAAACCTGATAGTGAACACAAATTATTTACAAGATTTGTCCCACTATTTAAAGGACCCAGTAAATTGATTATACCATACTCCATTATTTTTCTATTTGCTTTATATAAGTCCTTTTTAAACGGTTTTTTTGGATACAGAACTTCAAATTATTAAAGTTACCGTGAAATAACAAAGTTAAGTACACTCCTCTGAAAGAAAGTGTACCGTAAAGTGCCGAAGTTAAGTACTCCCCCTTTTGGAGGGAATTACTTAACTTGATGGCACTTTCACGGCCACCGCCGTGCGAAGTCGTACCCCCAAAGAGGGTACTTTACTTCGGCACTGGCCGGTACTTTACTTTGGTATTTCACGGTAATCAATAAGCTTGCATTGAAAATTTTCCAGAATAAACAACGCTATTTTCCGTCTCTTATTATAATGCGGAATACAACGAATTTAATATTATTCTACTATATTATAATGTTTGATAAAGATGATATAATTACAACTGATAAATATTTATCGTTATCATCGGAAAATATTGTTTATCTGAAAACGGATTTAATCCACAGAGGTTTAGATTCGATGATTTGGAGAGGAAAAAAACACGAAGTACGTCCCGGATTAGTATGGATAACGGGTCATTCTGATTATTCTATAAATGAAGAGAACTTCGAAAAATATAAGGTTAAAAATTCTATATGGTACACTATCAATAAAAACTACAGACATCATAAATTATTTGCCTTACCACTAGGAATAACAAATGATACATCTGAATCAAAATTACATCCTATATATGGAAATATAGAGATTATGTTAGATATTATGAAACAACCAAAACAAATAAAAAATCTGGTTTATATGAATTTTGCTATTAAGACTTATCCAACGGAACGAAGATATTGTCATGATTTATTTTTAAATAAAAGTTGGGTTACGAAGGGTAAAATTGAGAATTCCATAAAGGGACGAAAGGCTTTTTTAGAAGATATACGAAATCATAAATTTGTGTTATGTCCAAGAGGTAACGGAATAGATAGTCATCGATTATGGGAAACCCTATACATGGGTTCAATACCAATTGTAATTAGTACTATAGCATTAGAAGAGTTTTCAGATTTGCCTATTTTATTCATAGAAAGCTGGGATATATTAAATGAAGATTATTTGAATAATAAATATCAAGAAATAACTTCGACAACTTGGAATATGGAAAAACTCAAGTTCGGTTATTGGAAAGATAAAATTTTAGATATAAACAGTAAAAATCTACCGACTTAAATGTATATCTGTTAGTAATGAAGATAAGTACACCCTTTGGATATACAACTTCGTACGGCTATAACTGTAAAGCACCGGAGTTAAGTACCGGTCAGTGCCGAAGTTGTACCCCCAAAGGGGGTACAACTTCGCACGGCTGCCGCCGTGAAAGTGCCATAAAGTTAAGTAATCCCCTCCAAAAGGGGGAGTACTTAACTTCGGCACTTCACGGTAAGTACGCCGTATGTGTTTTTTTTAAAAATTATACATCAATAATTTATATTATGTTAGAACTACACAATATAAATTGTTCTTCGTCATTATACACCCGTGCTCAGCATTAGTATACCAACCAGTACCGAAGTTAAGTACACCCAAAGGTTGTACAACTTCGTACCACCGTAGCTGTAAAATACCGTAAAGTTAAGTACACCCGTCTGAAAGGAAGTGTACTTAACTTCGGTACTTTACGGTAAAGTGAGCAATATTTTTAAAGTTCTTTTCGGTAAACTAAGCCTAATATAAGGTTAGTAATCAAAAAAACCAAATGCCTACAGACCTGATAATTTCCCCCTTTTGTAAAAGGGAAAACGACCTTAAGCCAGTTCGGTTATACCCAGCTGTTTTTCTGCATCTAATATTAAATCTAAATTGTCTGAATAACTTCTATGGAAATGGGCATCATCGTAATTTTTGGCAAAATCAGTTTCTCCTTTTTTCAAAAGGGTTCGGTATAGCTTATTGCCGAGCCTTTTAATAGGCCTATTTAATACCTTTAAATTTTTATATCCTATTAGTTTTTTATAAAGTAATTTTTGGTCAATCCACCATCCATGCGAACCAGGTACTCCGCTATAACCCGATTTGTACGTGTTATTCAATGCTTCTTCAATATCTTCTTCAGAGCTTATATTAAAAACGCGACCCCAAGTTTTAGGGTGTGTCGCATTATACATTATATAAATTTGATCCCCATCTATGTGTCTATAGTAAATAAAATCATTAATATTATATTTCTCCATATCGTTTTTATAGTAATCATCCGACATTGGTAACATATCCATATCAGTAATCATTACCATTTCATCATCGGGAACTTTTATGAGAGATGGATAATATATTCTTATATTTTGTGCCACAAATGCCGTATTTAAATTATGATTTCGTGACCATAAGATAATATTATCACTATAGGGAAGTAATTCATCGGGGAGCGATTTACCAACATAAACCGCAATGAATTTAATATTAAACTTATTCCAAAATAAAATTTGTTTGGGTATAAAATTATAATAATTAGGATTTTCGTTCACTGCTGATAAAACTGTTGAAAGTTTCATATAAATTAGCCGGAGGTATTAATTTATTAATTGAAACTACAACAACTCCAAGAGCAAGCCGGGTTGAATTATCTGAAAAAATTAACGTATCTTAAAATACTATAAAGTTAAGTACACACCCCTTTCAGAAGGATTTACTTATCAAGGCGAGCAGGGTTGTTTGATTTAATACCATTTATTCAACTGATATTGTGTAGTTTTTACATAATATAAATTATAAAATACCTTAAATTTTTCAGATCAAACAACCCTGCTCACCCTTGTAATTTCCTAATTTCAAGCTACTATGTAATTTCTCCGGCTTTTAAAAATGGTATTTTTTCACATCGAGGTCCATGCTTGCCATTGCGGTTACACTTGATACAGCAATATTTTTCGAATGAATAATTATCATACGAATTTATAAAATATTCACATTTCGGTCTAGAGCATTTATATTTTCTTTTAGAATTAGCAAGTTCATATAATTCCCATCTAAACGGAATTTGTGCTTGTCTATAATATACATCATTTTGATTGGAATAACCTTCCCGTTGGTGAAATAATTGCGGTCTATGAAAATAAACATTATTAGATTTCCATAATTGTTGCCATGAATTGTCTATATGATCCCCTGGACGTTTTATCCAAAATTTTATCAACTTTAAACCAAAATTTTTAGAACAAAAATAACAGCCTGTACCACTTCCTCCACCGAAAATTCGGTACATATTTTCTGATACCTTTTTAAGTTGAATAAATCTTTCTATATCACAAGCAGGACCGTTCCCTTGTTCAAATAAAACAAGGTCTGGGTTAAATGTGGTAGAGTTATTAATGTATAGTTGAATATTATTTATATCAACAAGTGGTTGAATATCATCTTCCGCTATCAAATAATAATCATATCCTTTATTTATTGCTGATATATGAGCATTTATATGTGCCAATCTACATCCTTCCATTCCAATTTTATGTTCAACACCTTTGATTCGGTAAATATTATTCTTAGTAAATATTTTATACAAAAGATTTTCCATGTGAACTAATCTGTCTTTATCTTTATCCAAATTAATAAAAAATATCGGTATAGTTTTTGTGTCGGAAGAATCAGTATATATACTTGCGTTTATTAATAATTCAAACTCCCATCCACTATTTGAATCAGTTCTTTTACAAATACAAACACCATCGTTAATTTTTATTTCGAATATCTCGTCAGTATTATCTTCACCTATCCAATTATTTTTACTAACTATATATATGTTATTTTCAAAATTAGCATCAATATTTATAGTTTTTATATTACTAATAGAGGATCCAATTAAAATTATACCAGACATTATATTATATACATATGCGTATATAATATATAATAGTAGGGCTAACGCATAAGGGTATTTTTTTTAGATCCGTACTCAGCACCTTCGGTGAAATTCGCAGGTTAGTAGCAAGTACTTTATTCAAAATAGCAACAAATTTGACAATAATTCTTACAAGGGTGAGCTGGGTTGTTTGATCTGAAAAATTTCAGGCATTTTATAATTTATATTATGTAAAACTACAAAATATAACTTGAATAAATGGTATTAAATCAAACAACTCATCTAACCCGGATAGTATTTATTATGTTCAACTATTGGCCAGTACATCGCGCAAATTAGATATTGTAACAGCAGCAACACTACTACTGATTAGCATTCCGGGAAGCAACACCAACATCATTATGGCCATAATAAATTGTATTTGATAATCGGGATTTTTAGAAAAATAAAAAAGAGCTAATCCATACGCAAATAATGAAGTGACAACAGAAAAAGCAACAATAATGCTCATCAGTTTAGTATTATTTGCCTCATCCTTATTTGAAAGCGAAGTAAATGTACCAATAACAACCGCTAATAAAACAATACATATACAAACGCCGACTATAAATACAGATTCCATTCTATACAATGTTCATTTAATTTTTTAGGATGTATTTTTTAAAAACATCACAATTAATAAAAGCGTCTCCAACCTCCAGTTTTTTTTACAAGTAATACAGGATTCGGGAGTCCAACATTGACATTAACAAATATGACAATTGAAATAATAAAAAGCAACGAAATAACAATAGGGACGAAAAAGTTACGCCAATAAATCAAATTTATTTCTCTCTTTTCTGATGTCATTCTAAAAAGGCATATTAATATTTTCTTTAAATACCGGATATTACCAACCCCCTTTGGGGGTAAAACTTCGTACGGCAGTAGCTGTAAAGTTCTGTAAAGTACACCCATCTGAAAGAGGGTGTACTTAACTTCGGCACTTCACGGTATATCAATATTACTTTTGTTATATTATTGAGAAGAACCCATTATATAACCTATATTATGTGGGGTTCACATAATATATGTTCTACAGCATACGGGTTATAAGAAGTTATACCCCCTTTTGGGGGTCTTAACATCGGTACTAGCCGGTATATGATTATCAAGGCAAGCATAGTTGGTTCATTTAATACCATTTATTCAACTTATATTTTGTAGTTTTTACATAATATAAATTATAAAATACCTTAAATTTTTCAGATCAAACAACCCAGCTCGCCCTTGTAAGAATATTCTATTTCCCATTTATTATTTAGAATAATATTGGTGGTTTACAAGGCACAGGGGTAGTCAATATAGCAGTTTCCATACTTTCCAAATTAGCAACGTATTTTTTGAATACCAAATTATAAAAGCCATATGATAAAAGAGCTATACATATAACTCCAATTGTTATACCAACAACCAAAGCTAAAATATTTTCAATATCGGAAGCACGCATATATGGTTTTTTTTTCTTGTCAATAGATTTATTCAAATTAGTAACATTATCAAGCTCGTTTTGTAAAGTATTTCCCGTGGTAGAATCTAGATAAACAGCATCACCACGTACGTCTTTAGAAGGGTCAATCCGCTGACACTGTAACGCCCTTGTCAAAAACACATTTTCGGAACGCTTAGCATTTCTAGAATTATCAAGGTCTTTTTTGAGTTCTACTTTAGGAATTATCATACACATTTTTCTAGCCCGCTCCAACGTAATTTCGTGATCTGGGGCAGGTATAGTAGATTGGGGTACCCCCGCTTTTGGATTTGCTGTGGTGTTTTTTAATAAATCCGCATTATCTTTACTTATGAAAGTCGTCGGAAAAACTAACCACGTCATATTTGAAGTAGTGCTTAGACACTGCTGTGCCGTCTGCTTTTTATCTCCATTACGCCCCCGTAAGTCAATACCCTTATAAACTAATACCGGACTTTCCTTTTCAATTAATGTTTCTATATTAACACCTTGAGAGTTGCCTTGTCTTCCGTTAGCTATTGAGTTAAAATAAGGTCTTGCTTGAGCATTATCTATAGTTATAGGAATTACAACAGCAATTAGATTATCTGGTTTATAAATATCTTTGAAATATAAATTCATTTCCATATCATAATTTTTTTCGGCTTTGAAATTGCGGTGAATTCCTTGTGTCCATAAAAAAGTATTGGCTAATCCATATGTTGTATTATTGTATGTTAGTTGTACAAGTGGTGATTCATCTATAGCACAGCACAAACTATTTACCAAAGTTAGCTGTTGGGGTCCAATAACTTCAGAAGAAAATACTAATTTACATGAGCTACAAATAGCTAAATCGCTATTTGATAACGTTTTAGGAGGATAAAAGGGGGTTTCAGTACAATCAAGACCAATGGCCGGATCTCTTAATTGTTTTGTGCCAGGCATCTCTTAATGGTTCAATATTTTTAAAATCGTGCGTCTATACTAGCGGAATATATCTGGGTGTATTATATTTATATACAGTTGCTGTAAATGTTTGGCCTAAAAGAGGTACTGATACAGTATCTCCTGAAAATATCTCATCACATCCAGTATCGTCTTCGCAACTGCGATTTTTATAGCTAACCGGAACTTGGATAGGATTTAATCCATCTGTCCGCGTATAATAATTATATCTATCTCTGGAAGCGGCACTGCGTCGTCCAAGAAGAGGAAGAAGTGTGCGACTAGGCGATGCCGACATACTTGACCCACCGGGTGCTGTTAAAACCCCCATTTGCTGAAATTCTTGGGGTAGCCCTTGGGTCGGAACATTTATAGGCACAGCAACAACGCCGGGTGGAGCTACAAACCCGCGTAAATCCGGTGTACTATCATAATCGCGGTCAGGCGAAGGATATCTAGTCTGTGTTATAATAGGCATAGTTGAAATACCGCGTTGTGGCATTTGTATGCTTTCCTGTTTCCATTCAATTTCTCTAGAGCGTCTCCGTGGCCTTTCTTCATATTCCGTTTCGTCGCGATACGGTGCCATTGGCTCTTTTAAATGCTTTTGCTCTTGTACCTTATTGGTGTTTGTTTCTTGGCGATTATACAAAAAATTAGAATACATATATAATCCAGCAAAAATAGCTACTATTATAATTCCAGTAAAGATAACAAAACCATTATCCATACAGAAAAATCCAGGGGGGCACATTGTTTGTAAAGCACCTCCAACCATACGTCTTAAAGAGCGACGCATACTGCTATTTGTTATAAGGTTTTTCTTTGAAATAAAGCAAATACCATATTTCAAAAAAATCAGGACGTTACTTATTTTTTATCTTTCTCTATCTGGCTACGTGCCAGATCAGTTAAACTCATCTGTGAATGTTTATATACATCAATCCAAACAGAAGGGTTAGCAAAATACTTGGTTAGTTTGCCAATTTTTTTCATAGTTTTAATAAGGGGGTTAGATAAATCATCCAAAACTGTTTCTGGTGACGCGTTTTCAAATCCTTCGGGAATATTTATGTGTCGTTTTTTCTGAAATATAATTAGCGTGCCCAATAAAATAAGAAAAATACCGATAAGATATAAAATTAGTAGTTTAGTAACCATTTCACTCTGTTAATACCTAAGAACTTTTAGAATAACGTTATTTCATTTTAAACATAATATATTTTTTAGCAGGCTTTCGGCGTATAGAATCGTAAAAAATAGTATATTCGTTATGTGTCTTAATTTGTTTAAAAAGCGGTTTAATATTTGTAAAATATAGTGCAACTATTCCTTGCTCATTTGTTCTACTAATCGGATATTTCAATGCCAAGTTATATAAATTGTCGTATGAATCGTGTTCGATTATATTTGTATCATATAACATGATGCCCGTTTGGAAATAATCAATATTTAAATTATATGTTTCATTTAGCTGTTTGAAAAATGTTTCTTGAGTTTTATCAAACTGCCTGTGTAATTTCCATTCATATGTAGGATACGCGTCTGAGTGTGCTAATAACGTATTTTCCGTAGCTTCATTTAGAATTGGTGATATATCAGAAAGAATTTTCATACCACAGTCTATATAAAAAATATATTTCCATTGTTTGAAATATGTATTAAATAAGTGTAGTTTATGCCATTGGAATTTTTTAGTTAAATTTCGCCCATCCGTTTTTATATTATTAAATACGTTTAAAAATTCTTCTGTAAATTTAATATCAGGAAAATATTTAATTCGGATATTATTCGTTTTTATAATATCATGCTCTAATAGCTCACTATTTTGTAGATCATCGCCTATAACTAAACAAATATCACCTGTATATTTTCCTTTATTGATTAGTTTATTACAAGTATGAATAAACTTGTTGAAATAAGGCTTATTACATATAAATACAACGCATATATTATTCATATATTATATATTATATATAATAAAGTTATAAATAATATATGAAATACGCAGTATTATAAAATATATAGTTTAATTATTTGCGAATTTCTCAGCCATCTTTGTTAAATCGCCAATATTACCGGCTCCAGACGCCCCAAAATACTGTTGGAATGTATCCATCATCTGTTTACCATCTGTAATTAACGGTTTTAGTGTATTTAAAGTGGTCATAAGTTGTTTTTGTGTATCTATAAGATCCTGAGTATCCTTAGTCATAGCGGAAATCTGGTCAGGCTTCAAAGATTTATAGGCATTCATAAATGTAGTACCGGCGTCCAAGTGATATTCGGGGTCGTCAGTTTCTTTTGGCATTTTATATTTTTTCCCAAGTTCAAACATTTCGGCACGCGACCCATTATCCGGGGGTGGACGAACCTTTTTTTTCTTTTTTTTACTATCGTCGTTAGCAAAACCTTCATAATTATTATAATCCTCCTTCAAATCATCGTCGGAATCATCATCCGAATTTTTAAATTTCTCAACTTTTTCACCATCGTCATCGGAATCATCGTCCGAATTTTGGAATTTCTCAACTTTTTCACCATCGTCATCGGAATCATCGTCCGAATTTTGGAATTTCTCAACTTTTT